CTGGCGGATGGCGACCTCGAAGGCCGCGATGAAGTGTCCGTACCAGCCGAACATCTCAAGGACGTGCTCCGCCTTCTTCTCCGGGGTCCTGGCGTAGTACGCCATGTAGAACTCCCGGATGATGGAGAACGAGGCCTTCCGCATCTCCGCTCCAGTGCCGTCGATGCGGTCGATCTTCGGCATCTGCTGGACGGCGGGGATGACGTACCGAAGCATTTCCTTGACTTCGGCCGGTATGCTGACGAAGGCGTCCCGGTTGGCCTTGTTTCCCCTTGCCATGCTTTTTCAAAAGTGGGCGGGGCCGACGGAGCGGCCCGCCCGAAGATTAAGTTTAAGTTTTACAGTTCACAAAGCGCAACCGCCTGGCACCTAAGCGCGTTGGGCACGTTGTAGATGTACAAGGGCCCGTACGTCGCGTAATAAAACCACGCGCTGGTCGCGTTGACCCTACGAGCAAACCAACGGGTGACGGTGTTATCGATGACGGTCGTGCCCATCGCGGTCTGCGCGGCGGCGAGCTTCGCCATGGTGGCGTCGTTCATGTACTCCACGCCGTCCGTGACGTCGGAGAGGTGCCACTTGCCCTGGGCGAACATCCCGGAGCCGTAGCCGACGGAGAGGGCGGTGTTGAGGGCCGGGAACTTGACGTCTGTCGTGTTGTCCTTCTTGGTGAAGGTGGCGGCGGCGTAGCGGCGGGTCATCTCGTCCGCGTCGATCATCTTGAAGACGCCGTACTCCGGGTGCGGATACCGCGTCATGTTCTGCGCTATGTAGTTGTCATACGTGCCGTAGAATGCGCGGAGGTCGGCGCAGTAGGCCGAGGTCTCGAAGGCGGTCTTGGTGACGTAGTCGGCAGATGTGAGCGGCCAGTCGGCCGTCGGGGTCTTGCCGTTCACGGAGTAGTAGGCGATACCCTTGGCGAGATTGGCGATAGCCGATGTGGCGGACAGACCGTTCTTGCGGAAGAGCGAGTTCTGCATCGGCATGTCACCCCAGACGGAGAGCGCCATCGTGCAGCCCACCAGGGCGTGCGTGGAGTCGTTGATCTGGTACTGGCGGTAGTCGGCGCAGAAGTCGCACTGAACGATGATCTTGTCGGTGTTGAGATAGGCCCAGTAGCCGTGATTCTCGTAGCCCACGTTGCCGGTGTTACCGGCGGCCTCGAGGGCGGTGTTGATCTCGCTCACGGTCGTGGCGTTCATGTAGCCGTCGGAATCATCCGTGAGCTCGACCTCGATTTCCACCCAGGCGGCGTAGTCGCCCTTCATGTGAAGGTAGAACACAATGGTGGACGCGCTGATGGCGGAGATGGTGTACTGCCAGCAGTTGAGCCATTTGTAGGCCGCGCTCGGGAAGGCCTTGTCCAGGACCTTGAAGCGGCGGCCACGGACGCCGAAGGCGTAGCCGATGTGCGTCCAGGTGTCGTCGATGAGGGCGGGCTTGACGGTGTCCCAGCGGACGAAGCGCGGCTTGCCGTCGGCGTCCTCGAACACGACGTCGCCGTCGCCGGGGAACGGGACGACCACGTTCACGCCGTCCACCTTGATTTCGTTGTTCTGCTCGATGCGGGCCACGCGGCTCTCGTCGTTCGGAGCAGCTTCCGCCGCATAGGCGGCAGGGGTTTCGTATTGCTTGATCATGGCTTATGGTGTGTTTTAGTTGAGGACCTTCCAGTCGCCGGTAGAGTTGGTCACCTTGACGGCGACGTACACCTTGCCGTTGGCCTCGTCGTTGTACATCTGGCCGGGGAACATCGGAACGCCGCGCCAGATGCCCATCGTCGCCTCGTTCCAGTTGACGGGGACGTTGGCTGCGGAAGGCGCTCCGGCGGTCTCGCTCCGCAGGGTCAGCGGATAGCCGCACACGAGGACCTTGCCGGCGTCGATGGAGCTCACGCGGAGGTCCGGGAGGTCGGCGTTGGCGACCAGCAGCTCCTCGACGACCTTCAGGCGGGCGTCCAGGAAGGTCAGCGCCTCGGCGATGACGGTAAACTTGTCGCCGCCGACGGTCGCGGCGAGGACGTCCAGGATGTCCTTGATGGAGTATTCGTCCACCTCGGCGGAATTCCATGCTCCGGCCTCATGGTCGGATGTAAAGATGTAGAGGGTGTTGTCCTTGTAGACAACCTGCCCGGCGGTGTACGCCTCCGTAGTGGCGAAGGCGGGATAGCCGAGCGCGGAGTAGTCAGGAGTCTCCGCCAGGGTGGCGGAAAGCGCCTGCTCCTTCGCCTCGTCGTAGACGGCCGACGCGATGGTATTCGGGATTACCTTGACGCCGGTCTTCTTCTTCTTGAGGTTTCCTTGGATAGCGGTCATAATGCTTTATCGTTTTCGTTGATTGATTGTCAGGAGAGGAGGGATGCAGGGTCGTTATTCTCGTCGAGAACGAGCATATCCTCGGCGTCGTCCAGAATGTCCTGGATCTCATGCGACAGGTCTTCCTCGGGAATACCTGTGTTCGGCAACTGATAGGCAGCTGCGCCGGTCTCGGCATTCCCGCGAATGGTGTCGAGATCCTCGATGACGTCCTGTTTCCGATGCTCGATCGCGTCCAGCCGGTCTCCGATGGTGGGATAGTCTCCCTTCGCCTCGTCCATCGCATGAGCCGCATCGGAGGCCGCCCCGCTGGCAGCTGCTGCCGCGGTACCGGCTGCAGAAGCTGCAGAAGCTGCAGAAGCTGCGGCGGCATTTGCCGAAGCCGCAGCGTCGTTGGCCGCGCCGGTCGCATCTTCGGTGCGGAAGCGGGACGCCTTCGCGTCCGTAATGGCCTGATAGAGGACCCGGAGGACGCGCTGGTATTCGTCCTGATACTCGGCGTCGGCAGGATTCGTCGTCTCATCCACTTCGATGGCGGCGTCCTCGGTCGCCTCAAAGCGCTCGTTCAGGGTGTCGAAATCCCCCTTGGCGTCGTCGACCTCCTGCTTCGCGTAGTCACCCATGTCCTTGGCGTAGTTGCCGTTCTCCAGGGCGTCGGCGGCCGCGTCGGCCGCGTCTTCAGCAGCAGCTGCGGCGGTGACCGCGGCCTCGTTTGCGGCGGTCGCAGCCGCGTCGGCGGCTTCCGCTGCGCCTTCCACGGACTGCGCCGCCTCCTTTGCGGCGTCGCCCTGGGCGGAGGCATACTCCGCGGCGCTCTCGGCCTGACCTACGACAGCGGTGACGGCTGCCACTGCAGCCGTAGCAGCCGCGGCGGCGGAAGTGGCGGAGGATGCTGCGCTGGAGGCATCGCCGGCGGCGTCGTTCGCCGCAGACGCGGCATCATCTGCGGTACCGGCCGCAATAAGCGCGGAATCAGCGGCGGAATCAGCGGCGGAAGCCGCATCGTTCGCCAGGCCCGCTGCAGTATTCGCCGCGGTGGCCTTCGCCTCGGCCAGCGTGATGGCGTCAAAGTACAGCTGGACGTACTCCGCCTCGGTCCCGGTATAGCCGTGAGCCACGGCAAGCTCGTAGATACTCGAGCCGGTGGCGGGAACCTCGGAGTCCACGTACTCCTCCTCGTCGAAGTCGTACACGAACCAGTTGCCGTTATCGCCGACATACGGGAGCTTGCCGGAGGCGGCGACGGCGGCGTCGGCCGCCCGGAGCGCAGCTGCGATGGCGGCATCCAGGATGGATGTCGAAACCTCCTGGACGGTGATGTGGACATCCAGGACTGGATCGTCCACGTCGATGGTCTGCCCGGACACGTCCTCGGTCCGAGGAACGAAGTTGCAGAGGGCGGTGTCGTAGGCCTTCTCGTCGCCCTGGTAGGTCGCCAGGACGATGATGCGGTTCACGCCCAGGTGCTCGTACCTGTCGGAAGAATAGTGGCACCGCAGGACGGTATTATCGCTGCTGTCGACCTCAACGTCGAACCTCCCCGAGATAACCTGTTGGACATCGGAGAAGAGGACGGCGCGGATGTCATCCATCCCGGACCAGTCGATGTATACGTTGTTATCATCGAGCTGGACCAGGGCGGTCACCGGGGTGACCTGCCGGATATTGGGAAGCGTTCTGGTAGCTTGTGCCATGGTCGCGTTGTTTTGGTATTATGCCGGCCGGGATTCCTCGCCGGCGATATTGGCGTTGAACGAATCAATAAAGCACGGGGTGAAGTTCGCCTCAACGAATCCCTTCAGGAAAGCCATCTCCTCCCCCGTGAACTCAACAGCCTCGGCCGACCGGTAGATCCGGAGCGCGAGATCATGAGCCATGATGCCGTTCACCCGCTTGTAGAGCATGTCGGAAAACTGGAGGGACGCATCGATCTCCTCCGTATTCGCCTGAGAGATGTCCGTGAAGATCCGGAAGTGCTTGAAGTCAATCCTTGCCATGGTCGTCGTTTTTCGGGAGGTAGTTCTTGACGAAAGTATAGACGCCATAGCCGATGGCTACGACGGGGAGAGGAGCGGACCACAGGCCCGGCTTCGCGTAGGTCAGGAGGACGACGGTAAAGAACACCGTCAGCAAGGCAACGGCGATTACCGCGAGGAAGCGTAGGTTCTTTTTGTTGTAGTCTTGCATATATTGATGATTTAATCTGGTGTAGGCACCTGGCTCACCTCTACATAGGCGGTCGCGTTGACGGCGTTATTATTGGCGTTGTAGGCGTATATCCGGACCCAGGTAGGGATGGTGACATTGAGGCTGCGAGACACCGCCTCCGGAGAGGACGTGCTGATGGACGCCGAGCCGGTGGCAAGCTGCGTCCCGGTCGTGTCGTCGTCGCCAGTGGCGGAGTAGATGACGTAATTGGCAGTCATGCTCGTAGGCGTCCCGGCCATCGCCAGTTCGAAGGATACGTCGAGACGGCCACGGATGCCGATGTTCGCGGTCGGGTTGTTGATTCCGATGTTCTGCGTCGCCGCGGCGGACTGCGCCTTGAACGAGAAGGCCGATGTCGGAAGGCCGACGAGCCGGTCCTGCTGTGTGAGGGAGGAGAGCGTCGCGTGGCTGATCAGCGAAAGCACCGGGTAAACCATGTACTGCGTCCCGGTCGTGATCCCGCTCAGGGATCCGCCGCTCTCGCCGATGAACACCTCCCCGCCGCCGTAGGTGCTCACGTCTGTTCCCAGGGTGTTTGCCGACGTCACGAGCTTATACGTGGACCCATCCTTGAAAAGCAGGCCGAAGTAGAGCCCGCTGAAGGCGGTCCCCTCGCTTCCGCCGAGCTTCAGATCAGTGATGCCGATGGCGTCCTGTGCGAGGTTCGCGCCGGCATTGATTCCCAGGTGGAAGGTGACGCCGGTACCGCCGATGCCGACGGTATACGAGGACGGGAGGGTCTTGTCCGCGGAATTCACGAAGCAGTTCGCATAATGGTTGTACCCGTTGAAGTCCAGGTACCGATACCACTCGTCCTGTCCGGACGCGGCGCCCTTCCCTCGCGGCGCCAGGTAGAGCCATCCGTTCGAAAAGTCATCCACGAAGGACGCCACGGCGGCCGCGCTGCTCATGATCGGAATGCTCAGGCCGAAATAGTTATCCTGCCGGTCAGCTTCGGAGATATGGAGCAGGCTGTTCCTCTCAGGCTTGTATTTCGCCCAGACCCTGATAAGGTCGTTGGCGGCGGCATACTGGATGAATGCGCCGATATCCCCATAGCCGGACGTACCCAAGACGGCATTCATGTCGGACATGGATATTCCGACATGCGGCGTCGACGTGGTGTCGATGAATATGCGACCGTTTGCGTGTGCCATGGCTACGAGGATTGGTGTACACCGCCCGCATCGAGGAATCCGTCGGTGTACAGGCCGTAATTATTCGTATCGCTGCTGCTCTTCTTCGTGATCCGGAGAGCCTTGTTCGTAGCATCGTACTGGATCCGCAGCGGACCGATGTCGATGTGGCTTGTCGAGTCGAGGGCGAGGTTTCCGGAGAAATCTGCATTCACGCCATAGATGTTCGCCCACCGCTGATCCGTACCGCTACCGCCGAGGTTGACGGAGATTCCGGACACGCTATCGTCCGGACGGAGATGGCTCCGCACGATGACCTTGGAGGACTGGACCGACAGGAGGTTGGCGAGGTTCCCGCCGGAATCGCAGGCACGGATATCGATAGACGAGCCATAGATGCCGGTGGATTTCGCACCACGGCTGCCGTAGCCGATGAGCAGCTGCATGTCGCCGCTCGAGTCGTGGCTCTGGTCTATCGTATTATAGCCCTTGACATTGATCACTCCGGATACCGAGAGGTTTCCAGAGTAGTCACCGGCTACGCCATAGACTACGCTCCACCGATGGTCAGCCTTGCCGCAAGGTAAGAATCCATTCGAGCCATGGAAGAATCCACTATCCCCATCCGTATAGAAGTTGTAAACAGATTGGCCGCCGGAGCGCTCAATGATGATACTCGCGAGACCGTCTCCGAAACCGATATTCCCACGCTGCGTCTGCCCGTCTCCGCTCTTGAATGCCAGGAAGGTCGTATAGATGTTTCTGATATTACCCTGATTAAACCTCTTGTCGGAAGTCCCAAGGAAACACGAAGAGTCCGCCGACGGGACGATATTCGCGCCAGACATCGTGATAGCCCCGGTCATCGTGCCGCCAGTGAGCGGCAGATAACCGGCGAGATCCTGGCTGGATGCGTAGCCCGCCTGCGCGTGGTCGCCCCATCCATAGGCGGCATCCCAATGGCTGACGTCGCTGCTGGAGATGCCGTCCAGGACACTCTTGTTGCTATGGGAATGCATCGCCGAATAGGCGGAGCCCCAATGACTGACGTCGCTGCTGGAGATGCCGTCCAGGACACTCTTGTTGCTATGGGAATGCCTGGCGGAATAAGCAGCATCCCAATGACTGACGTCGCTGCTGGAGATGCCATCCAGGACACTCTTGTTGCTATGGCTGTGAGCAGCCGTTGCCGCAGCATCCCATGCCGTGAGATCCGAAGATGATATGAGATCCAGGACGTCTTTATTGTCATGCGAATGCCTGGCGGAATAGGCGGCATCCCACTGGCCCTGCTTGATCGTCGTCGGGAGAGAATAGCCGGTCGCGAAGGTGATGGCTATCGTTCCGGAAGACGTTACCGGAGAATTATCCACCGAGAACCCCGTAGGAACAGAAACCCCAACGGACGTCACGCTGCCGGTTCCCTGGGCCACGGAGCTGATGACGCCGTTCTGGATGACGATGGTCGTACCGTCCACCTTCACGCCTCCGATGGCGCTGTCGGTCGCGACGGGGATATGGGCCGGATGGATCGTGACGTTCGGTTTGTCGGTGTTGTTCGTCAGGGAATCCCAGACGCGGTCGAGATCCACGCCACCTCCGCTGGATCCGCTTCCGACACCGCCGGCCGTAATCCATCCATCCGCGCACATTCCGACGAACTGCGTATTCAGCTTGAGATATTTGCCTCCACCGGAGAGGGTCTCGACGGTGAACAGGGCAGACAGGTGCGCCAGGGCAATCGCCGTCGTGTCGCCATAGTTCTCGAGGTCGGCATCGTTCGCCAGGGAGCGCCATACATTCAGCATGCTGGCACCATTACCGGAAGACGACCCGCCACCGCCGGATCCGGAGCTCCCGCCGGATCCGGAGCTCCCGCCGGAGGAATAGGAATCATCCAGCGGAGTGACGCTCTCGCTTTCCACATCAATGGACGCAGCCGGCAGGCTCAGCGCAGTGAGCTTGATCTCGTCATTATACAGGTCCCAGTCGAAGGTCTCGATGATATGCGTCAAATTGTCGATATCCAGGAGGAGCGGGAAGGTCGACATCCCTTCGGTGTCGAAGGTTCCTTCCTTCTTCAGCCGCGGCAGCGCCACCGAGAGGGCACAGTTTAGTGCCGTGATGGACAGGAAGTCCGCATTGGAATAGTGCGAATCCTCGAACAGGTAGATGAACTGCTTGACATTATCCACCACCTCCTTGAAGGCGCCGGTCAGGAGCGGCGGGTAGTTGAATTCCGCGGCAGTGATGCGACCATGAAGGATCTCCCGCTCGTCGTCTTCGCCGCGGGCGCCATTGTCGATATGGATGACATCCTTGTACCCCTTGCTCCGAAGAGACAGGGACATGTGGATATTCTGCAAGTCGACATACCGTCCGGCTACGTAAATCGTGAGCGTGCCGGCGGCAGGCTGATTTAGGGCCGGGATGCGCTCTTCCAGCTCATGATACTTGCGGACGGTCGAAAGAAGGGCGGAGCCTTCAAGCTCATGAGGGACGCGCGGCGTGGACTGATCCGCGGTCACCCATCCGTCCGCATCTCCATAAAAATAGCCGTCCTGCGTCTCGTAGACCGCAAAGAAATAGATGGTCGCCCTGTACGGTGACAACGAGGTCGCCATTCCACCCGCCTTCGCGGTAATCACGAGATCCGACATCAGCGAAGAGAGCTGAATGGACTGATACGCCTCAGCGTAGTGTCCGAGTGGTCCGAGATACATGGCATTGCCGCCCCAGTTCACATACTCCGTAGTAGACCAGCCGCCAAGGGAGGATACGAGATCCGGATTCGCGAGGACGTTGTTCACGTGCCAGGGCGCGGCGACCGCCACGGACTTCCGCGCCGGCTGGATTATCGAAGAATAGTGGCCAACCGGCCAGATGTCCGCGACGCCAATCTGTCCGCCGGTGATCATGACGCCGCGGATGGTGGTCGTGGTAACTTCGTCGTTCCTGTAAGAAGTGACAGCCAGCCTTCCGGAACTGAGCAGGGTGGCGATATCCGTCTCGCGGGCGATCAGCCAGTCCCCATAGAAGGTCGTGATGGTCGCATGGAGGGAATTCAGGAGTAGGGTGAGGACGTCGTAGCACGACTTCCCGGCCATAAAGTCCACGTCGAGCAGCCAAGACAGCATCCACTTCTTCGAGGAACCCTGCTTGAAAAGATTGGTCGCGTAGTAGAAACCGCGGTCGCTTCCGGTGAACGAAAGCAGATAGGCGAACAGGTCCTTCAGCTCCAGCTCCCCCTGCGCCACATAGTCGACGAGCTTCAGCTCGCCAAGGCCATCCGATGCGACGATCTGCACGTCGTATGGCGGAGCGATGGCGGGTTCGCTGTAGAGCTCGGTAGACACGAATCCCGTCCAGATAAGCACCGCTCCGCGATACACATCCACACGATATTCCTTCGGGTCGGACGTGTAGAGCTCGGCGAATTCGCCGTCAACCTTGCATTCGGCATGGATCTCGAGAGACGTGCCGCGGACGGGTCCATTCTGCTTCTTCGACAGGACAGGCGCACGGCCCAGGGCTCTTTGGTATACGGTCCCGGAATAGCCATCCTTCAGGATGTAGATACTATACTCCTGGCCGCGGAGAGACTCGAACTTGAAGAGGTATTTGTTGCCGTATGCCATACCTATGTCGTCAGATAGTCCTTCCTGTCTACATTGTTAAGCACGGCCTTCAGCTGATCCCCGTCAGCGGTCAGCGTGCCGGTTACGTTCACATACACGTCACGTGTTTCATAGTTGTTACCTCCACTGGAATAGCCTCCACTGGAATAGCCTCCACCGCTCGCGCTGTAGTCTCCGGATGCGACCGCGGAGAGGGATGATTTGACGGCGGAACCGAGGGCGATGAGGGCGGCACCGGCCGCGATGGCGACATAGGGATTCTCCATCTTTAGCGCTGCCTGAATTCCCTCGGATGCGATACCGGATGCGATGGCAATCTTACCAACCGCGATGGCCATGTCGCCGAAGGCGGACAGGGCGGCGCTCTTGAAGTCTCCCCATGCGTCGCCGCCGCCGGCGAGGGTTCCTACGAGGTTCCCGATCAGCTCCGACGTCCGCGTGATGGAGCTGGAGAGAAGGCTCTCGATTTCGTTGGAAATATCCTGGATGTTCTTGGTGTCAGCCTTGAGCCCGATGCCGATGGTGATATCCCCCAGCTGGGCCGTCAGTGTATCCTTGAAATATTCCACGTTCTCGATGCGGGGAATAATCGACATGGCCGGGCCGGAGACGCCAGGAAGGTTCGGAGAATTCACGCCGGACAGTCCGCCCAAGCCTTCGCTCATGCTTGCCCACTTCGCGTGGGTCGCGTCGATGGTGGCCTGCAGTTCCTTCTGCTGCTTAATGAGCTGGTTCATCCGGGCGATCTCTGCCTCGGAAGCCTTACCGATGGAGCTCTTGACGCGGAGCAGGGAGATCTCCTCCTGCGTCATGGCCCGGCTCACCTCATACGCACGCGTCTCCTGCGCGAGCGTAGCGTCTGCCGCCTCGACTGAATCGGAAGCAAGGGCGGAGCGCTCCTTGTAGAGGTCGGAAAGTTTCTTCTCCAGCTCCACCGTGAGCGTCCGCTTCTGGGACTGCATTAATTCAGCCTTGTAGATTGCGTCCTGACGCTCCTGGACGCTCTTGCTGGTGTCCTTTGCGACGAGCAACTGGTCCGCGATGTCGTCGTTCAGTTTGGCGAGCTCGACGGCGTTCTCCTTCCGCTTCCGCTCCAGCTGGTAGATCTGGTTCGTGAGTTCCTGCGCCTTCTGGCCACCTTCGTTTGCGGCGGCAATCCGGCGGGTGTATTCGTTCAGGGCCTCCGCGCCTCCTGGCGTGTTCGTGCCCTGCCAGGCGCCGGTAGTGAGGAGCTCGCGCATCGTGATACCGATAGTGCCCCAGAACTTCTTCCACTTGCTCTCCGTCTCGGCGATGGACTTGCCCACGTCGCCGTTGAAGTCACGGAGGATCTGCTTGTAGGTGTCCACGTAGGCGGCCGTGGCCATCTCGTAGTTGGCGCCTGCCACGGTGTTCTTGAAGGCATCGGCCTCCTTCTGCAGTTCACGGAAACCGGCGATGGCGGCGGACAGCCCGAGACCGGCGATGGCGCCGCCCACCGGACCGACAGCCTTGAGGATGTCGCCGAAGGCCTTGACGCCGGCGTTTCCGGTCTGCGACAGCTTCTCCCCGAGCCCCTTCATCGCACTCGTCATCTGGTTGATCTTGCGAGTATCGACGCCAAAGGCGGAGCCCAGGGACTCAAGAGCCTGGGTTCCGGTCTTGTCCAGGTCCTTCAGGCCCTGCTTGACGTCCTTTGCGCCCTTGTCGAAGTCTTTGGTATCGGCTCCGAATATTACCTTCAGATTTGGATCCTTCGTGGACATCAGTCTAACCAGTTTACGTGTTGCAACAGCTTTTCGAGCGAGGCCTTCTTCTCCTCCTCGGTCAGGTTCTCCAGGGCTCCCGGGTCATTCTCTTCGGCATCCCACGGGAAGGCCATGAACTCGTGCGGTTTCAGGCTCTTTCCCTTCGCCAGCTGGAGGTTAAACAAGCGGAGACCGACTCCACGAATCACCTCCGCTACGTGTCGCCTTTCGGCGTTACGGTCCTCAATCCAGACCGTCATGGCCTCCCAGAACTCTCCTTGTCGAAGGAGGCCGAACTCCTCACGGTCAAGTCCGAGGCGGGAGATCGCCCAACCCCGGACCTGTCCGATAGTCAGCTTTCGGGGGCTTCCGGCCCCTCCTCTTTTTTTGGCGTCTCCACCTCCATCTGCGGCGAGCTCTGCTTGACATAGATTTCCATGAACTTCGCCACGTCGCCGGGGGTTATGACGGCGCCGATGTCAAGGGAGGACGGGATATCCTTCCGGCCATCGAGCCGTTCCCCCTCGGCGATACATGCCGCCATGAGCGCAGTGATCTCGGAGGGGCGGATGGTACTGAAGCTGGCGAGTTCGTCAATCGTATCCCGGCCGACCTCGCGCAGGAACGACGCCAGTGCGTTCCAGTTTACCTCAACCCGGTATTCCCGGTCGCCAATCTTAACGTAGTCCTTCTTCATGATTGGCGCGGTTTAGAGGTTCTGTCCTGCGGCGGCGAACGTCACGGCGCCGGTGGTCTTGAAGTCCACGGTATAAGTGGCGTCGTCCTCGGAGTTGGAGGATTCGGAGTAGTTGGTGATGATGCAGTTCCCGGAAAGGGTCTTTCCGCTGGCTGTCTCATAGGTGAACGCGATGACGGCCGAGGAGCCGGTCTTGAGGGCATCTTCGATGATGTCGTCACGATCGATCTTGCCGGTACCGCCGGTGACGTCCACGAGGCCGGTGGCCCGGAACGTGATGTCATGCCCGGTGATGGAGGACTGGGTCTCGCCAGCGTCGTCCTTCGTGATGGAATCCTTCGTCCGGGCGGCGATGGTTAAGTCATCCTGGGTGCGACCGGCGAGCGTGGAGCCCCCGATCTTGAAGGCGATGTTGTAGCCTGCTACAGGTGTTGCCATGGTGTCTGTTCTTTATTGGGTTTATTGATATTGCTGGAGGATGTAGTCTTGCTCGATGACCCAGATGCCGTCCATGCAGTCCTTCCGGACGTCCGTCAGGCGGGCCGTATAGGTGTAAGGGTCTTCCGACGCGGATCTGGTTCCGCTGGAAGCCTGTGTCTCTTCCTCGTCGGCCGGCGGTACCGGCGTCAGTCCGCCGAATCCACCGGCGATGGCGGCGTGAATACTTGCGCGCAGCGCGTCCGCCTCGTCGAAATCGTCAGAGACAGACCGGATGGTCAGATTGCCGACTACCTTGTAGGCTCCGTCCTTATCGTAGCGATACTCGGTCGGAAGCTCGAACGTCACATACGGATAGTGCGTGACCTCATCCTCCGACAGGGCCACCGAGACGCCGGCGCCCTGGAGAACGGACGTGAGTTTCGTATGAAGGTTCTCGATCATCTTTCCTTGAGCTTGTCTTCCTGACTCTTGACGCTGTCCTGGAATACCCTGAGGAAGGCTTCTTCCGCTGGATGGACGGCGGCGTCGTAAAACTTCTCTGCCGGCTGGCCGACTTCGTTCCGGCGCTTGCGGCCGAGCTTCTTGATGGGATAGTCGAACTTATGGTTCTTGTCCCGGCGGGTCAACGTTCCGTAGTTCTTCCAATAGGCCTTGAACCAGTCGTCCGGTTCGCCGTTTCCCGATTTCACACGGTTAAATGCGCCGACAAGCGCCTGGTAGTCTCCCGAGAGCGTCCCCTTAACAACCTTGTTCGACACAAGGCGCTTGAACCGGCGCGGCATTGCTTTTCGGATCTCCTTCGCGGCAGCCTTTCCCCCATCCTTCATCGCCTGCCGGACCACCTTCAGGAGGTTGTCCGGAGCGCGGTCGAAGCACTTCAGCGCGTCATCCAGGCCGGTGATGTATGTGCGAACAGCGGCCATTACTCAACGATGTTGAGACTCAGGACGCAGAGCGGCGAGACGCGGGAGATCGGATCGATGCCAGTGATGGCATACGTCTTCCCCTCGATGACCACCCGCCAGCGGGTCGTCAGGTCGGCAACCTTGTAGATGGTCAGGGAGACGTCGACGCCCTGCTCGAGGTTCGTGTTCGTGACGGATTCGGAGACGGAGCGGTCTACCTTCGCGAACACCTTACTGTGCTCGGTGAAGGCATACTTCTTTGCGCTTTGGGAGTTGTAGGAGATGACGCATTGAAGGAGCGTCACCTTGGTGTCCAGCTCGCCGATGTTGATTTTATTCTCCATCAGTGACGGCCCTCCCAGCGCCTGTAGGAACGCAGGAGGTTACGCGCCGTGGTTCGGTCGCGTTCCTCCGGCCGGTCCGTGGGGTTGTTGAAGAGGCTGGACGCCAGCAGGAGGATAGCCGCCTGCATATCGTCAGGAACATACGCGAGGCCGGCCTCGTAGGCGACCTCTACGGACTTCCCGTTGACAGGCTCGGCGAAGCGGATTCCGTGCTCGTCCCAGGAATAGGCATCCTGACTGAGCGCGGTTCCGCCCACCTTTACTGAGGTGACCGAGGTAACCGGCCACCTCAGCTCAAGGTAGGAGGCTTTGAAAAGAATCGGTGTTGAAAGGGTGAACGCGGAGGGCGCGATGACTGTGGAGATCTCGTTCTCCGCCGACACGACCGCGGAGCGGAGGTCTCGGTCGAGCTCCGCATCCAGGTCGTGCGCGGTAATCCGGAGATGGCTCCGGAGGTCGGACACGGACGGCTTCAGCTCCGTCTGCTTGATCTCCCTGGTCTCCATCGCGCGTCAGGTTTTAGTCCGTGGTGATGTCCTTGATCGCGGAGAAGGACTTCGGCTCGATCACCTTCACGTCGTTCCAGGCGTTCAGGATGATGCGGACGTCGCCGTTCGCAGCGAGGGTGTAAGGATCCACGACGATGTCGAGACCACCCCACTGGCCGATGTACAGGTCCTCCCAGTTGCCGAAGATCAGCGCGGAGCACTTGCCGGAGGAGGTACCCTTCGTGATGTTCGACGGAACCTGGTTGGTGTACTCGATCGGGAAGCCGTTGACCTTGCCGTCGGCATCCAGGATGAAGCGGCCGGAGCCGGCATCCTTGGAGGTGGTCTTCATGGCGCCGTTGACCTTCGCGTTGGTCAGGTAGCCCATCTTGCCGCGGCCGGCGTTGTTTGCGTTGATGACGCTCTCGAGCGCGACGACCTTCGCCCAGCTGATGGCATCACCGTTGTCGCCCATCTCCACGAGGCCGCTGGCGGCGTTCGTGATGCCGGTGAGGATACCGGTCGGCTGGTTCGAGGTGCCGGTGCCGTTGATGCAGGCGTTCTGGATGAGGGCGGCGTGGGAGTCCATGATGAGATCCATCATGACCTTCTCGACGTCGATGGAGGTCTGGCGGAGAAGATCCTTGGAGAACGCAGCGACGGTCGCGTTGCGGTGCGGGGTCATGGTCGCACGGGTGAAGGTGGACTTGGACACTTCCGCGGTGGCACCTTCAGCGAGCCAGGCGCTGGAGATGGCGCCGGCGGAGACGAACGGAACGGTCCCCACGAGGTCGCCGAGGACGCGGGCGCCGAGCTTCGCGACCACGAGGCGCTCCTTCAGGGCTTCCACGTAGGTCGGGAGCTGTTCGGCCTTGGCATAGCCGCCGTCGGCGTTGGTGGAGTAGTTCTGGCCGGCGCTGGAGCGCAGGGCGGCGGTCGGGATTACGAAGCCCTTCTTGGCAAGGCCAAGACGCTCGTACTCCTTGGCGCCCATCTCGGCGACCTCAGCCTCGAGGCCGGTGAGCTTGCCTTCGGCAGCCTCGCGGAGGAACTTGGTGATGGAGAAGCCGCGGTTGGCGTTCTTCTCGAGGTCGGCGAGCTGCTTCTCGGCCAGGCGCTGCTGCGCGGCTTCGATCTTGTTCGCCTGATCGAGCTCCTTGGTGAGCTCAACGGCCTTCTCAACGGCGGCGTCATAGGCAGCCTCGTCGGCCTTCTTGTCCATGCCCTTGATGGCTTCCACCTGGGCGGACAGATCCTTGCGGATTTCAGCGATGTTACGCATAAGTTGGTTGGGTTTATTGGGTTTTACAAAGCAGACGACGCTGCCATAGCAATCTGTGCGGCCTGAAGGACGGACTTGGTCTTCTCTTCGTCAACCTTCTTCTCTTCAGGTTTAGGTTCGGGATCCGTGGCGGGCTTCGGATCCGGCTGCTGCTCGGGTTCCGGTTCGGCCTTCTTCGCCTCGGCGCGGAGCGCCTCGAGTTCCTCCTTGGCGCAGTCCTCGCCCTTCCGGGTAGCGTTCGCGTTCGCGGGGATGTTCACGACGGAGATCTCCAGGAGCTCCTGACCGTCATAGTAGTAGGTCTCCCGGGCCTCGTTCGGAGCTTCCTCTCCTTCGCCCCAGTGGCCCTTCCCGAGCGGGAGGAATCCGACGGAGACGGAATTCAGGGAGCCGAACAGGATCTTCTGGTAGACCTTCTCGGCGAGCTCGTTGATTTCCTTCGGCTCGAAGGTGATGTCCACGAGCAGCACGTCGTCCTCGACATAGGCGCGGCCCTTGCCGATGACGAAGTCCACGTCCTTGGTATCCCAAGCGCCGTAGATCTCGTGATTGTAGCCGATGACGGGGTTCGCGTTGAACCGCTTCAGGTCCCATCCCTTCTGGTTCAGGACGGTGTGCGCGGAATCGCGGGTCCCGTCGGACGCCACGAACGTGATCGTCCGGGTGTCCGCGTTCTTCTTCCGGATCTCCGGAGAGAAGGATCTGACTCTTATCTGGTCCATCTTACTCATTGTTTTCGGTCTTTCCCACCACGCCGGTGTTCAGCGGGTAGAGCATATCGTCAAGGCCCTCCTTCCGGCGCATGCCCTCCAGCTCGCGGACCTCGTTCCGGCTCATGTAGCCGTCAAGGATGGCGTTGTGATAGTATGCGCTGCGGGCCTGGGTGTCTCCCCTGAGGAGTCCGTCCAGGGAGAACTTCACGCTGAAGTCCTCCTGCTCGTTCGAGAAGAACAGCTTCGCTTCGAGCTCGTCCTCCAGGCGCTTGACGGTCGGCCGGAGGGAATACTGGACGAACTGGATCGTCTGATGCTCGATGTTCGAGAAGGTAGCATGGGTGAGCTCCGCCAGCATGTGCGGAGGGATGTTCAGGATGCGGCAAACGTCATTGATCGACAGCACCTCGGACTGAACGAGCGCGGATGCGATGGGATCAACGGCCAGCTGCTTGTACTTGACGCCGTACTCCAGGAGCGGCGTGTCGTAGTTGTTCGCACTGGCCTTGAAGTGGCGCATGAATTCCTTGAAGCTCGCATCGTCGAAGTGACCCTCCGTCTCCATGACGGCGCGGATGTTCCCGCCCTTCTCGAAGAACTCGGAAGCGAACTTCTCCGTGGCGTAGGACTTCCCGAGCGCCATCGCGTTGTACACGACAGGATTCACGCCCTTGATGCCATCGAGCGTCACGAGCATGAAGTGAAGGATGTCGTAATCGGGATAGGTCCCATTGAGCCAGGCGAACTTGGGATCATTGGAGACAATCTTGTACCACTTCCGGCCTTCTACCAGGGTGATGCCGATCAGCCACGACGGATGGATCTGATGGAGCGCCGTAGGGTCGCCGTAAGAATCACGCTCGATGAGAGCGAGGCCATTCCCCCAGCCGTCCAGCCAGGTGTTCTCCAGGTTCCAGAAGTCGAACTTGTTCGTATAGGAGTTCGGCCGGACGTTGATCAGCCGATAGGCTGGGTGGTAATTGGCATCGACAAGGCCCTCGTCCGTGCGTCTCTTGACGAATTTCGGGAAGGATGCGATGTTCTCTGACCGGATGCGGATGCCGGCATAGAATGCGGTCAGCTTCATCGCCGCCGAATTGTTCATATTGACGCCGAAACTGGCGTCCGGCTTGACGATAACGTCAGGCGCAACAGCGACGTTCGCATCGCTGCGGAGCGATGCGAACCAGCGGGATATGCGTTCAAAAACGGGCATGCGGCCTATCTTTGCCGCAAATGTACCCTTCCGATATGCGAAAAGTGTGGCCGTTTGGCCACACTTTAATAGTGCACGTCGATTTTTCTGCGAACCTTCCGGAAAGCGTCGTAGGATTTGAACCTGGAGACGCCGTACTTCGCCTCGAACTCCAGCTCCATCTCATGGTAGCAGCGCCGGAAGGTGAGCCGGCCGCCGGCGCGGCGGTCCGCCCGGATCCTCTCCCAGAAGACCTCACAGAAGCCACGCGCTGACACCATGCGAATCAGGTCATCCATGCTTAAAACAATGATAATTGTTCTACTTCCTCGCCGGCTGGGATTGTATTCCTGAGTTTCCAGAAATCCTTCTTTTCTGTACTGATCCGGATGCTCGGAAACCCCTTCCCGGCAGCAAGCGATTCGTTAACGATGTATCCGTATCGAAACTCTCCTGGATCCTTCAAGGAATCATGGCGGATAACCTCTCCGAAGCATCCGTGGACCGCAAAGTTTACAGCCGCCATCTTGCAGCAGATTCCATCGATGTCTTCCCCTACCAAGTACGGCTGCATCATATCTTTATCGTGAGCAATCTTATGGGCGGCAAGGAGCATCCGAGCGCTGCCGCAAGCGCAATCATTTACCACGGTGCGTCCGGATGTCAGCAGAGGCAAATCATCCCAGCTGATGCGAGCACAGAGGTCAGAGACCGCCGCGGGGGTGAAGAACTGCCCGCGGAAAGACTTGAAGTTGCCACTATTCTCCATAAACATATCGCCCCAAGCATCATGCCAGAACCTCTCCTGAATCTGCTCATCCATGTAATGAATATATGCGGACGCGAATTCGGCGAATGCCGTGTTTTCCTCCTCGGTATGATCCCACTTAAAGTCCGTCTTTTCATTGACGCATAGCGCGGCAATGATGTATGTGAGAGAGTCGTCTAATACCTTGATTGCGTCATCCTTAAGCACGTTCACGAGGTCGATAAATGCTTTGTCAAATTTGTTCATGTTTCCTTGCTATTTTTACCCATTCGTCGCTTTCCCAATAGAACCATCTGTATTTCCCGCAGTGTTTTGCTTTACCTTGACAACAACGGGTTATATTCCGCCTGACAAGGCCGGTCACTTCGGCCGCTTTTGTGATAGAGGAAAACACCCACCATCTTCCATCGCTCTCGCGGATAGCAACCACCTTGCGAGCATTCCATCCACCAATATCCATCCGACCCCTCAGGTTTTTCATGCCGATCCTAAGAATTCTCTTCGCCTTCCGCATATCCATATAGTCGGACCATTTCTTTCCTTTGTTATGTGGGATGTGTCCTTTCAGGAAGCGCCCGTTAAGAGCGTTCCGAGCGCAATATCCATTTGTAGATAGTTCGTAATTAGACATACTTCTTATGGCTATTCCTCACTGCTTCCTCTTTGGTCTGGGCGTAGATGGTTGTGGTTGATATAGACTCGTGGCCAAGCATCACGCGGACTTCCTCGATTGGCATCCCCCTTGACAAGGCCTGAGTTGCCACAGTCTTACGCATTAGGTGCGGGTGGGTACGGAATCCAACCCGCTTACTCATTCTCCGAAAAAGCTGTTCAACGGAACCATTACAAACTCTGGTGGTTCCATACTTATCAAAGACTACTCTTCCAGCCCCCTTCCCCTCTTTGAACCCAGGGCAATTCTGATAGTCGCTCACGAAGAGCGCCGGGTTATCATCAGTCCTTGACTTAAGGTAGTCCTGTAAAAGGAACTTGGCACGGAGGGAGATATATACAGTACGATATTTTTTTCCTTTACCAAGGACCTGACATTCGTTATGCTCAAAATCAATATCGGAAATGTTCAAAGCCGTCACCTCGGATATGCGACACCCGGTAGAATACAAGAACTCAACAAGGGCCTTCTCTCTTGGTGTCCTGCAAGCAAAACGAACCATTTCCATCTGCTCGTCGGTTAATGCCGCCTCTGGTTTTCGGTGTATTTTGATCTTTTCTACGCGAAGCATCGGATTCTTCTCCACCCATTCCTCGGCCGTAGCCCACGTAAAGAATGACGAGAACGTCCTATGGATATTGGCAAGGTATGATGTTGATACTTTCTGAATCTTTTTCTTTGCAAGATAAATACGAATGTCATCGGCGGTAATGTCCCGGATATGCTTATTGATAGCCAAAAAACCCCGCGAAAGATTGGATTTATATAATTCAAGGGTCCTCTCCGTGCACCCCTGTACGGCTTTTGCGAGAAAGAACCTGTTCACTATCTCCGAATCTGTCCTTTCATACACAATGAGAGAGCGCTCCTTCTGGGAGATATTATAGTCCTCCAGAGAAAGAGCTATCGCACTTTCTATGTGCTGGATTAGGTCTGACTGAATCCCTAAGCCCACCAGCAAAGCGCGGAGTTTTTCGGTTATTTCTTCAATCGGCGTCATTTTGTATCATTCTTTCATCCTACAGGTCCCTCCAGCTTTCATCGTCATCTGTATCCATGGTGCGGATGGTGTGGTCCACATAGATTTCCTTCGTCTCTCCTGACGTGACGTTCAGCCAGCCGCCGATGGCGTCAACCAGGGCGACCACGCCATCTATCTTGTTCCTGGACTTCGCCTTGTTCAGTTTGATGTTCGCGTTCGGATCCTTCCAGATCACGACGTTCCGGAACATCCATCGGATGACGGGATTGTCCAGGAAGTTCAACTCATGCTTCAGTACCCGCGCCTCCAGGTCCTTCGTCGGTACCGACATGTACCGGATGCTCTGCTGATACTCCACGAGCTTGTCCGTGTACGGCCCGAATTTCGTCTTCATCTGCCACATTCCCCACGGGTCGTAAGCGATAGCCTTGACATCGTATTTCTCGAGCTCCTTGAAGAGGAACGTCAGGAACCATTCCTCGTCCAGGGCGGAGCCCGGCTGAACAACCACCCATCCCTGCTCCCACCATAGCCGGTAGTCGACGATATCGTTCTCCACGCCCTTGTCCTGGATCTTCGCATCCGGGAGAATGAAGAGGAACTTCGCGACGTTGTACTTCGGGAAGAAGAACGCCGTCGCCGTGAGGTCCGTCTTCGACGCGAGGTCGATGCCGACATAGCACTCCTCACCGAGCAGCTTCGCCTGGTCGAAGTCAGCGTTGTTCGCCGCAACATCATCGTCAGGGATCCATACCTCCGGAGCGTCTACCCATATGTTAAGGTTCTTCGTCTGGAAGGCGGCCAGCGTGGACCCGCCCTTCTCCTTCGCCTCCTGGCATTCGTCCGCCATGTACTTCTCGCCCAGGGATACGCCAAAGTTCGGGTTCACCTTCTTCCATGTCGCCGGATCATCCCAGCGATCGCCCTCGTCGGGCTCGTACAGGAGGATGAAGTGATTGTCCTTTTCCTTGATTCCGAGGAGCACCTGGCGAAGGAACTCCAGATCCTTGAAGTATGGATATGATGTGTCGGTACCGGCCGTGGAGATCGAAAAGATGAGGGGCTGAGAGCGGGCGCCGGTGCCGGTCTTCAGGACCTCGTAGATCTCGTTCGTCTTCCAGGCGTGGCGCTCATCGCAGATGCCACAGTGAATGTTCAGGCCGTCCTTGTTCTTCGTGTCCTTGGACAGTGGCTTGTAGGCCGATGCGGTCTCCTCTACGACGATGGATCCTTTCCGGAAGACGCGGGCGAATTCGTTCAGGTCGCAGTTCCGGACCATCTCGGCGGACGTGTCGAAGCAGATCTTCGCCTGCGCCTTGTCCACCGCAGCGCTATAGACCTCCGCGGCGGATTCTCCGTCGGCCAGGAGCATGTAGAGGGCGATGACCGCGGCGAACGTGGTCTTTCCGTTCTTGCGCGGGACGTATACGTCCGCATAGGTGAAACGACGCTTCCCAGTGGACCGCATCTTCCATCCGAAGATGTTCGCAACCACAAAGAGCTGCCAATCCTCCAGGAGGACCGGCTTCCCGGCGAACTCTCCCTTGAAGTGCTTCAGGATGCCGGCGAAGCGGACGACCTTGTTCACAGCCTTCCAGTCCATCCAGATGTCATCGCGCTCCTGATCGCGCCGGTAGCGCTCACAGGCGAGGATGACCATCCGGCAGCTGGGGAGCGTGCCGTCCAGGACTGATGCCACGTAAGCCTCAACCCTATTGCTCGTCGACACCTTCGTCTGGTTCATACTCTATAGATGCAAAAATGCGCTTCACTTTGTCGCCGGGCTTCTCGTCCTTATCCTGGAGCTTCAGCTTCTGTCTATCCACCGGGCTGAATCCGAAATTCGAGCCGATCTTGTTCAGGTTCCGGATGGCAGAGTCGATGGTGGACCGCGCCGGGTTCATGTGCCAGATGGTTTGGCCGTCCTTGTCTTTCGTCGAATACATCACGCCAACCTGGGCCTCCGCCTCAAAAGCCTTGAGCAGCCAGTCGTACTCTCGCGCATACGCGACAAGAATCGGAAGATCTACCTCCGTGAGGATTTTCAGACTGTTCGCTGCCCTGGCGAATTTCCGATAGATTCCCTTCGCCCGGTCGGAAAGCTCACTGTATCCGACCACCGACCACATGCGGATCTCGGCGAGCTCCTTCCCAGTGGAGACGGATGGACGAGGACGGTCCTTCCTGTCCGTCCCGCGGAGTTTCAGGACCTCCTGCGGTAGTTTCTTTCTTCCCTTTGCCATAATCAAGCGATAGCGTAACCGGGTGCGGACCGCGCTATGCGCGGGCGCGGGCGCCTATATGCGCGCTCCAATTTTGACAGCGCGCGTTCAAGAGTGGGGGCGTGGTCTTGGAGATGGGTCGCAAAAGAGATTTTGGCCCCCTACCCCACGGAGCGGCATGACGGCGTAACTTCATCCTATCTCAACGTATGGATTCACATTCGGGTCCTTGATATATCGCAAGAGAATCTCCTTCAGTTCACTCACGTAAGCCTCGTCCCCAGAGCCAAACATCACACAGACCTCGCGCAGTCTTGGCGCGACATCGTCAGGAACCACAATCGTCATGTTGATATATTTCGCGTTCCTGATTCCACTATCGGATACGGTCGCAATATCACCGGCCTTCGTTCTCATCCGAAGCGGACCTCCTCGCCGCGGGGCGCTTCTCCATCCGGGCCGCAAAGTTCCAGCTCGCCGGTTGGCACGGTCTTATATGTGCTGCGCCCGATCCTGATGGTGACGCTCTTCGGGTATACATCAAGGACCTCGGCGTCCTTGCCTTTATGCCGGACCTTCTCGCCCGGCAGGAATGTGTGCTTATTCATTACTCATCCAGTTTCAGTTGTTCATCCTCATCCAACTGGCGGTCCACCTCCTTCTCCCATGCCTTCGACTCCTTCAGCGCCTCCGGATGCCTGGTCTTGAAATATGTCTTCTGCCACAGTCGCATCTCCCTGACCGCGGTCCTGAAATCTACAAGTGTGTTCTTTTCCATTCTTGTATCACTTTCTTATCACGATTACCTTTCGCGATGTTACACTCCGAGCATAGGGACTGAAGGTTTGCTCTGTCGAAGAAGTCTCCGCACACTGGCCACGGGATTACATGGTCCACGACCTGAGCGGACTTGATAACGCCGCGCTTCCTGCATTCCTCACACAGCGGATGCTCAATCCTCCATGCTCGGCTCAACCGCGTCCACCTGGCCGTGTGATACGGATCATCGGAGCGAACACGATGATACTTCCCATCCCGCTTCTCCGTCTTCCGGGTTGCATCCCATGCGAGTTTCATTTCGTATACTTTGCCAGCTTTGTATTCACCTCCTCCAGCTTCTTGAACAACTCCTCGACGTATGAATCCTTGACGATACTGAGCCCGCTCGTGAGCCGGAGGTCCGCATGAGAAAACTCTGGACAGCCATACTCAACAGAAACGCTGATGATCTCAGCGAACGGATGCCCGTTTATCGTCACCGGACAGTCATCCGGAATCGCTCCGACATATTGCTTCAGCTCTTTCCCTGTCATACTTTTCACGTCAATTCTTTTCCCTCTTCATCTGCTCCGCCAGATTCTTGTAGTATTCGCGATACTTCGGCGTATGCTCCTTGATGTTTTCCAGGAACTCCTGTTCGAGATTCCCAGAAGTGTCCATCGAAAGGACGTGAACAATGACTCCAAGGAGGACGTCGAGCGACCCTTGGTTATTCTTAGAGAACAGCTCTTGACCGATATATCCAGCTATCGCCATGACGGCCCGATCCTTGTCTGGACAGAATACCTTCAGGTTCTTCCCGTCCAGGGTGAATACTTTCAAAAACTCAAACTTGCTTCTCATCTTTACCTGTTGTTATTCACATTCTCCGTTCCGAGGTTGAAGAAATACTTCGCAAGACGGCGCAGGCCGGAAGGCTTGATTCCATAGGATCCACTCTTCCAGTCTACAATCGGAATGAATACGCCGTTGAAGTTCAGGAATACACCGTCGTCCTCCCTGACGATGGCGTCTCCGTACAGGGCCTTGTCCAGCTCGTCGTCGAAGTCCGGCATCTCGACAGGTAGCGGCACAACCACTTTTTCCTTAGTCTCGACGGTTTCCTCCTGGACCGGCGCCTCCAGATTATTCGCCTCGGCCTCCTTCAGTCTCCGAACCATATCCGCCTCCTGCTCCCGCTTCCTGTCTCGGTAGTTCTTCTGGACCTCAGTGCGACATTTCTTGCAGTCGTATGCATACCCGTCCGGCGTCCCTGACTTTCGGTAGAACTCCGTGGCGGGCTTGTACTGCTTGCAGTTACGACACCACTTCATAAGGACGCCGTCCTCGGTCGTGTAGTTATCATGCTCCTTCTTGCGACCGCGACTGGGCCTGGCCGGCGCATCCGGCACGTTCGCCAGGATGGACGAAACCTCCGCGTCACCGGCTCCGGGCTGCTCCTCGAAGCAGTCCTTCTTCGCCAATGGGCTGGTAGGGCTTTGCTTTCCCTTCGTACACATCGGTCCGTCCAGCCGGTGGACCGCGTAATGCTTGCAGTCTTTACAGTAGCTCATTTGACTATCTTCTTTGATTGATGATTCACTATGGCCTGGACAAGGAATTCCACGAGATCGAAGGAATGGATCCCGGCGGGGATCTCCACCCATTCCGGCAGATCCGCAACGACATCCCAGAGCTTCGCCAGGGAGACTGGATGGAGGATGATCTTGTGACCGGTCATCGTGACCTTCACGAAATCACATCCAGCAGCCATCAGGCGACGAGACTGGTTTACAGACGTGTACATCTTCGGCCTGCTCGTGATATTCCTCTCCCTGGTGCTCACTTCTCCTTCTTCACCAGGAACCGGTAACTGAAGACGCGGGCTCCATCGTCGTCCGTCCAGATGTCCGGATCCGGAAACTCAGCGATCATACCGTAGCCGATGTTGTGCGCCAGGCGGCTCTTGATAACGGCCAGGCGCTTAGCCTGGGATGGATACTTCTCGACATCCTCGTCCGTCTCGACATAGTTCACGGTGACGAGCTTGTGTTCGATGTTGAAGTCGCCGACCTTCTTGTCAATCTCGAGACGGGCTGCGCCATTGCGCCTCATAGCCTCTCTGCATGCCTCTTCGCGCTTCGCGATGGATTTCGAGTTCTCTTCCAGACGGAGCTCCATCCGTCGGTTCTTCCTATTCCTGTCTGCCCCGAAAGCGAAGAACAGAGTGCCTGCAAGCAAAAACAGGTAACAAGAGATGGTAATAACTGTGTCCATAAAGCTATTTGTTTTGGTTATTCTTATCAGGACACGCGTCGATGTGCCGCGTATCGCGTGTGGATCTCCAGTCTGCGTTCGGATGGTTGCAGCGAACGAACCGGGCGCCGGACGCATACTGCGCGTCATTGGACCACCGGCACGTCTTGCATCCGGGACCAGGCGTCTGGGAGCTGCGGTCCCAGGGCCTGATATGACCAACGTATGGGATTGCCTCCAGCTGCTGGCGGGTCATGCCGAATGCCTGCGTCTTCGAGAGCCAGGGCTTAAGCAGATGCGTCTGGCCTTCGTATTCAAACTTCAGCTCAAACGCCGTCAAGGACAAGCAGCATCGCTCGCCGTCAATCTCCACTGGGCCTCCGGCCGGGATAAAGATACCTTCACCGGCGGCGGGATCCGTCACCAGCTTGGCTCCGAACAGTTTCGTCAGGTCTATTTTGATGTTGTAGTTCATGATGCCGCAAAGATTATGGAGTCCATCTTGACGAAATACTTCTTGACGACCGGCTGCGCCTCTTCGATGTGCCGGTCATACCATTCCACCGGAAGGCCCTGGCCGGTCCATACCAGGTCGTAAGTCTGCCGGTCATCCTTCCAAGCGAGGCGGCAGCGGAAGGTGGGATTCACAAGGCGGAGCGGGTTATCCGGATCACCGGTGGAGCAAGCAATCTCATACAGCTCGCCGCACATCTTCAGGAAGGCCGTGTTCGCCATGATCTGCGCCTCCTTCTCGGCCGCGGTACCGAAATCCGCGGTCAGCCTTCCGGCGCCGCTCTTCAATTCCCACATCATTGCCAGGCCGCGGCGCTTCGCCGGCGTGTCATAGCGCCGGCCATCCGTCGCCTCCCACCCGCGGCTCTCGTAGTAGTTCTCGAACCTCTTCGCCTCCGCCGCCGGATCGGCGGCGTTCTTTTCAAAGAAAATTCTATAAAACTCTCTCCTCTCCTCCTGGGCGATGGGGCCCGTTTGGCGGGCCGCATCAAGATGAAAGAGATATTTATCTTCGTGCTTAAAAGAATGCTTGACTACATTATTATTAGGCTCGTGTGCAGTTTCTGCACTGCTTGTATGCAGTTTCTGCATACCTTCGTGTGCAGTTTCTGCACTGCTTGTATGCAGTTTCTGCATACTTGCTTCGTGTGCAGTTTCTGCATACTTGCGCTTTTCGTACAGGACATACGGCTTCAGGACCTCCCCAGACTGGACCCTCTCGAGCAATTCCTCGTAGTTCGTCCAGTATTCGAATGTGGACTTCTGCCGGTAGACCACCGGCCGGCGGTTGATGTATCCGCACTCGCGGAGCTTCTTCAGGACCGCGTCGATGGTCCGGTCAGAGGCCCCCGTCCATTTCGCCAGATCCTCCGGCATGGCGCGGTAGTGCTGCTCCCCGTCCTTGGTGAAGCCGTGAATGACGGCGAACACAAGGAGCGAGTTGCCGCTCAGCCCCAGAACCGAGATCATCGGCTCCTGAATAACGATGTAGTCGTTCCTTTTCGGCATATTACTTCTTCTCAAACAGTTCAGGCGACAGGGCGTCGAAGGCTACGGTCGCAGAATCATGATCCACCTCCAGCCGGCGCCCGGACTTGTACCGGAGGAAGTATCTCCGACCGGTCCAGGTGTTGTATGTGGTTTCTACCTTTGAGAGGGCAGAAATCCTGACGCGGAGTATCCTCCCCGTCAGTGTCGTGACCTGTATAGTATCCATTCGTCCCTGTCGGAGGTCTGCGCCCGGCGGCAGGCAATCCGGGCGCGTCGCCTCCTAAAAACAACCTTTCAGATATGACATCATCCTGCCTTCGTGTCGTATACATGTAGCTCGACATCATTGTCGAGATACTTCGCCATGAGCTCCGACCGTTTCGCCTTCGCCATCCTCAACCCATCTTCGGTCTTCGGGAAGTAGTAGAAGTCCCGCGGGAGCCTCCACTTCCTGGAATAGAGAATGACCATGTACCCCCCCCATTCATATTGCCATTAAATTCACCAGATCTTGGACAGCGGAACGAATCCCTGTAAGAACGGGCTGGTCATAGTTCTCTACGATTCCGATGCAAATCCTGGCGCTCTCCGCGAGGTCCGGATTCGAATCATGGTTTCGCTTCTCGTTCCGTCTCTGTGTCTCGAGATAGTTATCCTGTCTCTCCGATTCCTCGCGCAGGACCCGCCGGAGGTAGAACGCCTCCTTCCGAGTCAGGACGAGTCGCGG